GCTACCTCGGCCGCACGCAAGGCGTCGTCGAAACCACGCTCGAAATGAATGCCGGTCTCGCCGATTACGGCCCCGTGCTGCCCCTCGGCCTCGCGGTCGATCTGCCCGACCCGCCGAACGATCAAACAACGATCCAGCTCGTCAACCTTTTCGATTAACCCGGAGTCGCCAACATGGCCGAACCAAGCACCACCACCCTCGCCGCTGTGTCGGCCGGCATCGGCTTCGCAAGCCTGTTCCCCGGCATCGACGGCAATGCGCTCATCGGCGCTTTCACGGGCGCGGCGCTCGTCGTCGTCACGTCGAAAGACCTGACGCTTGCCAAGCGCTTCGCGTACCTCGTGATTTCGCTGATCGCCGGCTATCTGGCCGCGCCCGATGTGGTGAATCACACGCCGATCACGAGCACCGGCGTTGCGGCTTTCTTCGCTGCTGCACTGGCGATCACCGTCACTCTGCAACTGATCGAGCGCATCAAGTCTTTCGACCTGTTGTCGCTGTTTCGAAAGGGCTGACCATGACCAACCCCCTCGCACTGATTGCATTGATCGCGTACAGCGTCGCGGCGCTGCGCATCCTCGCCTATCGCCGCGACGGAGCGCGGCACCGGCATCACGTTTCATGGTTCGCATGGCTGATGCTCGTCGCGCTCGGCGGCTCGGCGATCGAGCTGGCCGTGCATGCGAAAGCGGTCGGCATGTTCGAAGCGGCTCGCGCCGTTCTTTTCACTGTTCTCATTTTCGGCGCACGCGGCAACGTCGCGCGCCTGCTGCGGAGCGAATGACGATGATTCTGAGAAAGGGCGATATCGGCGACGAAGTGGCGTTGCTACAAAAGCGCCTCACGCGCGCCGGCTTTCCGGTCGCAGAGACGCACGTTTTCGACCATGACACCGAATCCGCGGTTATGGCCCTACAGAAAGCGCGCGGCCTCGTGATCGACGGCATCGCCGGCCCGAAAACGCTGATTGCCCTGGCCGGCGTCGCACTGCCCCGGCACCTGTCCGACGATGACCTCGTGAAAGCGGCCGACACGCTCGGCGTATCCGTCGCGGCAATCCGCGCGGTCAACGAAGTCGAATCGCGCGGCGAAGGTTTCTTGCCCGATGGCCGGCCGGCGATCCTTTTGGAGCGGCATGTGTTCTATAAGCGCCTGAAGGCACGCGGCTTTGATGTTGATGCGCTCGCCGCTCGATATCCGAACCTCGTATCGGGCACCGCCGGCGGGTACATGGGCAAGGCGGCCGAGTACACGCGCCTTGCGATCGCCGAGCGCATCGACGCCGACACCGCGCACGAGTCGGCGAGCTGGGGCGCGTTTCAAATCATGGGCTATCACTGGCAAGCGCTCGAATATTCGAGCGTCGCCGATTGGGTCGCACGCATGCAACGAAGCGAAGCCGATCACCTCGACGCGTTCGTGCGGTTTATCGCGGCCGACACGGCCTTGCTTTCCGCGCTGAAGGGTAGGAAGTGGACCGCGTTCGCCAAGGGCTACAACGGCCCGGATTACGCGCGCAATCTGTATGACGCGAAGCTCGCCCAGGCATACGCGACGTATGCCGAGCGCGAAAAGGCGGCGGCATGAATGCGATCGCCGCGCGCCTCGCGCCGATCGCCCTGCGCGCTGCTGCGATCGCGTTCGTCGTGCTCGCGCTCGCGGCCGGCTGGTTTTACGTGAAGTCGCTGCGCGCCGAGCTGGTCGACGCACAGAACACGGCGCGCACCGCGCAAGAGACGGTCGGCCGGCGCGACGCGACGATCGCCGATCTACAGCAGAAAGAGCGCGAGCACGCGAAAGCGCTCGCGCAGCTCGACGCGAAGCGCGCCGGCATCGCGGCGAGCCTCGCGCAGTCTGAAACCGACTTTGAGGCGTTGAAACATGAAAACGAAGCGTTGCGCGCATGGGCTGATGGCGCTTTGCCTGATGACGTTGTGCGCCTGTACGGCCGCCCCGCGATCACCGGAGCCGACGAATACCTTGCAATGCGCGCCCGTCGCGCGCTGCACGCTGCCGGCGACGGCACCGCGCACTAACGACGAGCTGCGCCGCGCGCTCGATATGACCGAGGCGGCATGGGGCGAGTGTGCGGCCCGTGTCGATCTGATCGTCGATTGCCAATCGAAAGCCCTTTCCCTTCCCGGCCAGGACCATGAATAAGGCGAACAGTCTGCGCAAGGCGCTCAATGCGGCCGTGCCCTCGCTCACGACCGATCCCGACAAGCTGCTCATATTCGTCGACGCCGGCAACATCATCGCCACGGGCGCGGCATCCGGCTCTTTCGATTACGCTTATACGCTTAACGTGATGCTGCTCGACTTCGCCGGCGATGCCGATATCGTGTTCGCGGCGTTGATGGCATGGATCAAGCGCAATCAATCGGACCTGCTGACAAACGATGATCTGCGCAAGACAGGCATTTCATTCGAAGCCGATCAACTGACGCAAACAACGGTCGATCTGTCGATCAAGCTCAAGCTCACCGAAAGCGTCGTCGTCGGCACCGATGACACCGGCGCGCAGACCATCACGCACGTCGACGAGCCCGTGCCCGAATGGGAAGTGAGCGGCCTTTACGATCCCGCTGCGCAATGGACGAACTAAGCGCCCTCGAATCATGGGCGGGCGGGCTGCTGTCGCAGCTCTCGCCGGCCGCTCGTCGCGCAGCGCTGCGCGATATTGGCCGCGAGCTGACGCGAAGCCAGCGCACGCGCATCGCGCAGCAACGCAACCCGGACGGGAGCGCATACGAGAAGCGCAAGCCGCGCCCGAAACATCTGCGCGACAAGGCCGGCCGCATCAAGCGTGCGGCGATGTTCGCGAGGCTACGGCAAGCGCGCTTTCTGCGCGCCGAGTCTGACGCGCAAGGCCTCGCGATCGGATTCGCCGGCCGCGTCGCACGCGTGGCGCGCATCCATCAATTCGGCGGAAGCGATCGCGTCGCGCCGGGCGGCCCCGAATACAAATACCCGGCCCGCGTGCTGCTCGGATTCACCGACGCCGACCGCGAAATGATCCGCGATCTACTGCTCAAACACATTGCGCCTTAATTATTCGGCTCCCTAAGTTTGTACCCGACGCGCTAACAAACGCAGCGTGTCGACTCGCGCGTGCGTGCTCGGCAACATGGAGCCATGAACGCAAACGAATCCTCACGCCAATTTCTAAACTGCATACGCAAAGGCACCGTTGAGTCGGTTGACGGCGCGCTATGCCGTGTAGTGAGCGGCGATTTACATACCGACTGGATTCAATGGTTCGTGCCTTCTGCCGGAGAAACGATCGAGTGGCTCGCGCCCTCGATCGGCGAAGGCGTAGTGCTGTTTTGCCCAAGCGGCGACCCTGCGCAAGCTATCGCGATGCGCGGTTACTTTTCCGAAGATTTCCCACCGCCGAGCACCGACCCGGCGAAGCATATGCGCGTCTATCGCGACGGCGCATCGATCGAATACGACATGGCCGCCCATGTTCTCAACGCCGTCTTTCCCGATGGTGGAACCGTCAACATCACCGCCCCCGGCGCGGTCAACGTCATGACGAAAACCGCGACGGTTAAAGCCGACGATGTGACGCTCGACGCAAAGCAAACGACCGTCACGGGAAACATGCTGGTTAAGGGCGCGTTCGTATTCGAGAACGGCATGAGCGGCAAGGCCGGCACAAGCGGCGGCCCGGCTGCTGTCATTACCGGCACCGTCGCCGTGAGTGATGACGTGATCGCCGGCGGCAAGAGCTCGGCGCACCACACGCACAAGGAACAAGGCGACGGCAACAACGTGAGCGAACCGCTATGAGAGGCATGAACGCACTTACCGGCCGCGCTACGGCCGGCCTCGATCACCTGTATCAATCAATCACGAAAATCCTGACGACGCCGATCGGCTCGCGCATCGCGCGCCGCGATTTCGGTTCCGAGCTGCCCGAGCTGGTCGACGCGCCGAACAATGGCGCGACGCGCGTGCGCCTGTATGCGGCCGTCGCGACGGCGCTGATGCAATGGGAGCCGCGCTTGCGACTGACGCGCGTGCAGCTCTCCACCCAAACGAGCGACACCGGCACGGGCATTCAAGTCGTCGACATTGAGGGGACCACGACCGAAACCGGCGACGCGGTTGCGACGCGCGTGCAGCTCACGAACAGGGGCGCAGCATGAGCGCAACGCCGATCGACCTGTCGCGCCTTTCATCGCCGGATATCGTCGAAACGATCGACTATGAAACGCTGCTCGCCGAGCGCAAGGCGAAACTCGTGTCGCTCTACCCGACCGAGCAACAAGCCGAAGTCTCTGCGGCGCTCGCGCTCGAATCTGAGCCGATGAACATTGTTTTGCAAGAGAACACTTATCGCGAAGTCGTGTTGCGCCAACGCGTGAACGATGCCGCGCGCGCCGTGATGCTCGCGTATGCGAAGGGCAAGGATCTCGAACACCTTGCAGCGCTTTTCGAAGTCGAACGCCTGACGATCACGCCGGCCGATCCCGCGAACGATATCGAAGCCGTCATGGAGGAAGACCCCGACTTGCGCGCGCGCACGCAGCTCGCACCGCAAGGCTTTTCCGTTGCCGGCCCCGAAGGCGCGTATATCTCGCACGCTCGCAACGCCGACGGCCTCGTGCTCGATGCGTCGGCCGTCAGCCCGGCGCCGTGTGAAGTCGTCGTCACAATCCTCTCGCGAGCTGGCGACGGCACGGCCGACAAAGCGCTCGTCGACAAAGTGCAAGCCGCGCTCGCGGCCGACAACGTGCGCCCGCTCACTGACCTCGTAACCGTGCAAAGCGCCACGATCAAGCCGTATGCGGTTCGAGCGACGCTCGTTTTCTTCGCCGGCCCCGATCGCTCTATCGCACTCGCCGAGGCGCAATCGCGCGTGAGCACGTATGCGGCGGAAATGCACCGCCTCGGCATGGCGATCACCCTCGATGGCATCTATGCCGCTGCGCGTGCGCCCGGCGTGCAAAAGGTTTATCTCGACGAGCCGGCGGCCGACATTCCAGTGTCGAAAACAGAAGCCCCGTATTGCACGGCGATCGAGCTAATCGACGGGGGCATTTACAACAATGAGTGATCTGCTCGCCCCTAACTCGTCGACGGCCGAGCGCAACCTTGCGAGCGTCGGCGCACGCATTAGCGACATTCCGTCGCCGCTCGCCGTGCTGATGAATCCCGATGAAATCCCGTTGCCGTTGCTCCCCTGGCTCGCGTGGCACCTCGGCATCGACGCATGGAAAGACTACTGGCCGGAGCAAACGAAGCGCGCCCGCGTGAAGGCCGCCATTCCGATCGCTCGAAAGAACGGCACCGCTGCGGCCGTGCGCGAAGTCGTTGCCACGTTCGGCGCAAACATCGCGCTGCGCGAATGGTTCGAGCAAACGCCTCGCGGCACGCCCGGCACGTTCGATGTAGTGCTGACTGTTGCCGCTCGCAATGGCGAAGCCCCTACGGCCGCGCTCGTCGCCGACATCATCGCGGAAATCGACCGCACCAAGCCCGTGCGATCGCATTACACCTTCACGCAAGGCTTTGCGATGCAAGGCACGCAACGCGTCGCGGCGGCCGCTCGGCCCGCGCTGTATCGCCGTCTTTCTCTCTCGGATATCTGACCTATGGCCGGAACTCTCATCACCATCACCGACGCCGGGCGAGCTGCGCTCGTCGCGCCCGGCAACACGGGCACGAACGCGCATCAAGTCGTAAAGATCGGCCTGGCCTCGGCCCCTTTCGTCGCCGACAAGGGCATGCTCGTGATGCCGAACGAGCGCAAGCGCATCACCACATTCGGCGGCAAGAATGTCGCGGCCGACACCGTGCATTTGACGCTGAAAGACGACACCGACGATCAATATTCGCTGTACGGGTTTGGCCTGTACCTCGAAAACGATGTGCTGCATAGCGTCTATTGCCAAGCGACGCCGATCATGGAGAAGTCGCCGGCCGCAATGCTGCTGCTCTCGACTGACATTCAATTCACCACGATCGACGCGGCGGCGCTGACGTTCGGCGACGCCACGTTTCTGAA